CATGAGGGCGGGTCCCACCCGAAGAAAAAAGGAAGAGGTCCCATGGGGTTGGCAAATACCTTTTAAGCAAGAGGGGGGGAGGGGGTAAAACAAAAAAAGGGGTCCCAGACATTACCCTTTAGTGCTGGATTTATACACCCGGGTAGGGTATAAACTTTTTAAGGTACCATAATTAACATTATGCTTGATATAGAAAAAATAAAAAATTTAAATAATATAGCTGACCCTAAAGTAAGAAAGGAAACAAAATTAAATGTTTTGTATCGTATAGAAAAGGCTAGAAAAAATAATATAAAAAATAATTTTTTAGATTTTGTAAAATACATTTGGCCAGATTTTATTGAAGGCTTTCATCATAAAGAAGTAGCAGATAAATTTAATAGATTACAATCTGGTGAATTAAAAAGATTAATTATTAATATGCCACCTAGGCATACAAAATCTGAATTTGCTTCTTACTTTTTACCTGCTTGGATGATAGGAAATAATCCTAAACTAAAAATTATTCAAGCAACTCACACTGCAGAACTCGCAGTACGTTTCGGTCGTAAAACTAAAAACTTGATTGACTCAAATGAATATAGAGAAATATTTAATACAAGATTACAAGAAGATTCAAAAGCCGCGGGCCGTTGGGAAACGGATCAAGGTGGTGAATATTTTGCTGTCGGTGTCCAGGGTGCGGTGACCGGTAGAGGTGCTGATCTACTCATCATTGATGATCCACATTCAGAGCAAGATGTAAATTCAGCCACAGCTTTTGATAAAGCATATGAGTGGTATACTTCAGGACCCCGTCAGCGTCTTCAGCCTGGTGGACGTATTGTTCTAGTTATGACTAGATGGAGTACAAAAGATTTAACAGCACAACTAATCAAGGCTCAAGCAGCAGAAGAAAAAGCAGATCAATGGGAAGTGGTAGAGTTTCCTGCGATCCTTCCATCAGGTAAACCAGTATGGCCAGAATATTGGAAGTTAGAAGATTTACTTGCGGTTAAAGCATCTGCTGGTATTGCAAAATGGAATGCTCAATATATGCAAGATCCAACTGCAGAAGAAGGAGCAATCATTAAACGTGAGTGGTGGAGAGATTGGGAAGAAGAATATATTCCACCTCTTGAACATGTTATTCAATCTTATGATACGGCATTCATGAAAAAAGAAACTGCGGATTATTCTGCAATCACAACCTGGGGCGTGTTTCATTTAAATGAGGACTCTGGTCCACAATTAATTTTACTAGATGCGAGGAAAGAGCGTTTAGAGTTTCCAGAATTAAGGCGCCTGGCCCACGAACAATATATGTATTGGCAACCTGAAACAGTTCTTGTTGAAGCGAAAGCATCAGGACTTCCATTAACTTATGAACTTAGAAGCATGGGTATACCCGTTGTTAATTTTTCACCAAGTAAAGGTAATGATAAACATGCACGAGTGAATGCTGTTGCACCTCTATTTGAATCTGGAATGATATGGGCTCCTAAATCTAAACAGTTTGCACAAGAGGTTATTGAGGAATGTGCATCCTTTCCATATGGAGATCATGACGATTTAGTAGATTCTATGACACAAGCTGTTATGAGATTTAGACAAGGTGGCTTGATTTCTCACCCAGAAGACTATAGAGATGAGGAACTTCCAAGAACAGAGAGAAGTTATTATTGATGAAAAAATTAACAAGAACAATACCACCACTAAGAGGACCTAACCCACAAGGGTTGAATGTTCCAAATAAAAAGGTTATATTAACAAATTCAGGAAAATTAAATGGCAACTATAGACAAATCACTTCCAAACGAAGTTAGAAAAACTATTGAGATTGAGGGGCCAGAAGCTTCAATAGAACAAACTATCGAAACTCAAGAACAGATTCCTTCTCAAGGAGATACAGAAATTACACCTATGGAAGATGGTGGTGTTGAAATTAATTTTGAACCAGCAGCTTTTAATCAAGAACAAACTCCAGATCATTTTGCAAATTTAGCAGAACTATTACCAGAAGAAGTTTTAATGCCATTAGGTTCAGAACTTTTTCAAAATTATGAAGAGTATAGATCTTCACGTCAAGATTGGGAGACTGCTTATACCGATGGTTTAGATCTACTTGGATTTAAATATGAAAGAAGAACAGAACCTTTTAGAGGAGCTAGTGGTGCAACGCATCCAGTTCTTGCAGAAGCAGTAACACAGTTTCAAGCTTTAGCTTACAAAGAATTATTACCAGCAGACGGACCGGTGCGAACTCAAGTTGTTGGATTAAACGATAGACAAAAAGAAGATCAAGCAAATAGAGTTAAAGACTTTATGAATTATCAAATCATGGATCAGATGAAAGAATATGAACCTGAATTTGATCAGATGTTATTTTATTTACCATTATCAGGATCTACATTTAAAAAAGTTTATTATGATTCTTTACTTGAAAGAGCAGTTTCAAAATTTATACCTGCAGATGATTTAATAGTTCCTTATTCTGCAACATCATTAGATGATGCGGATGCTATAATGCATGTCATTAAAACAACTGAAAACGATTTAAGAAAACAACAAGTCAATGGTTTCTATAGAGATATAGAATTATCTCCTGCAATGGATAATGTAGATAATCAATTAAAAGCCAAAGAGAGAGAATTAGAAGGAATTAGAAAAGAAAAAAATAATGACATCTTTACTTTAATAGAATGTCATGTAAATTTAGATATCGAGGGCTTTGAAGATCGTGATCCCAACGGGGAAATAACTGGAATTAAACTTCCTTACATAGTGACGATAGAAGAAGGCTCTCGTGAAATTTTATCTATTCGTAGAAACTATAATATTGGAGATCCTAGAAAACAGAAGATCCAATATTTTGTTCACTTTAAATTTTTACCAGGTTTAGGATTCTATGGCTTTGGATTAATCCATATGATTGGTGGATTATCTAGAACTGCTACATCAGCATTAAGACAATTACTAGATGCTGGAACATTATCTAATTTACCATCAGGATTTAAACAAAGAGGTATTCGTGTCAGAGATGATGCACAACCTATTCAACCTGGAGAGTTTAGAGATGTAGATGCGCCTGGAGGAAACTTAAGAGATGCATTTATGCCTTTACCATTTAAAGAACCTTCACAAACTTTATTACAATTAATGGGTGTTGTGGTTCAAGCAGGTCAACGTTTTGCTTCAATTGCTGACATACAAATAGGGGATGGAAATCAACAAGCAGCAGTAGGTACGACGGTGGCTTTATTGGAACGAGGCAGCAGAACAATGTCTGCAATTCACAAACGATTGTATGCTTCAATGAAACAAGAATTTAAATTATTATCTAGAGTGTTTGCACTCTACTTGCCTCCAGAATATCCTTATGATGTTGTAGGTGGACAAAGAACTATTAAACAAACTGACTTTGATGACAGAGTAGATATTGTTCCAGTTGCTGATCCAAATATATTTTCACAAACTCAAAGAATTAGTTTAGCACAAACTCAATTACAACTTGCTCAATCTAATCCACAAATTCATAATTTATATGAAGCTTACAGAAAAATGTATGAAGCTTTAGGAGTTAGAGATATAGATAAAATTTTAAATGTACCTCAACCACCAGCACCAAAAGATCCTGCATTAGAGCATATTGATTCTTTATCAGGACAACCTTTCCAAGCATTTAGAGGACAAGACCATAGAGCTCATATCACTTCACATTTAAATTTCATGTCTACAAACATGGCAAGAAATAATCCAGTTATTATGGGTGCATTAGAGAAAAACATTTTTGAACATATTTCTTTGATGGCTTTAGAACAAGTTGAAATAGAATTCACAACTCAATTACAACAACTACAACAATTATCTCAAGATCCAATGGCTGCACAGAATCCTCAAATGCAAATGCAAGTTCAACAACTTCAAATGCAAATTGAATCTAGAAAAGCAATATTGATTGCTGAAATGATGGATGAATTTATGAAGGAAGAGCAAAGAATTACATCACAATTTGATAATGATCCTATTGCTAAATTAAAATCACGTGAATTAGATCTTCAGGCTCAAGAAAATGCTAGAAAAACTAAAGAAGGACAAGAGAAAATTAACCTTGATAAGATGAGAGCCATGATGAATCAGATGAATACACAAGAAAAACTACAACAAAATGAAGATTTAGCTGAATTGAGGGCTGCAACTTCAATTGCAAAACAACAGTTTTCTGATATGAACAAGAAAATACAATAATTATTGTTAAAAACTAAAAAAGGAGTATATTATAACTATGAAAATGAATTCAAAACAAAAAAAGATTGGTAAAGTAATGAGAGAGTTCAAAAAAGGTGAACTTAACATGGGTCAATCAAAAGAAAAAGTAAAAAATCCTAAACAAGCAATTGCAATTGCTTTGTCTGAAGCAGGAATGTCTAGAAAAAAAATGGCAATGGGTGGTTCAGTAAATAATAATTTATCATCAGAGAGATCTACATATGGAAATCAAGTAGATTTTGCACAATTCACACATTCAGATGGAACTTTAAAAGGTGGAATTGATGTAGAAGTTTCTAATCCACAAGAAACACAAGTAGAGCCAGTGGGTGGACAAAAAAGAATGCTTCCGGAGAAAAAAAGATCAGCTAAGTGGTATTAAACCATGATTCAAATGTTAGGAGCTGTTGCACCTTTAGCTAAAATTCTATTTAGCACAATTGAAAAATCAGTTCCTGATAAAGATTTACAAGAAAAATTAAAATCACAATTACAAACACAATTACTACAATCTAATACACAAGAATTAACTGCCGCAGCAAAAATTATTGAGGCAGAGGCTAAAGCTGGCTGGTTCGCTAGCTCGTGGAGGCCCCTTTTAATGTATGTATTAATATTTATTTTAATATGGAACTATGTATTGGGTCCTGTAATATTATTTTTTTTTAAAGCTTCTATAACTATAACTCTTCCAGGAGATGTTTGGACACTTCTTCAAATTGGCCTTGGGGGATATGTCGTAGGACGATCTGCGGAATCGGTTGCACGCACGATGGCTAATAAACCGGTAAATAATAACAATCAAGAAAACGGATAAGGAGATAAAATGAGAAACGATTATAAAATAAGACCAAGAGCTACTATGATGAAGGGTGGAAAAGCAAAAAGCAAAAAAAGTTTTCCAGATTTAAACAAAGATGGAAAAACA